TTGCATCAGGATCATTAGGATTAATTTTTGCACCACTTGCATCTACATACACACGCTTCTCCCAAAAATGTTGACAGTTTCCACCGCCTTTGTAGAACCAAATATCATAGGTATCTGCACCTTCAGGTCCCCATCCGGGATTGACTGCGACATTTTCCATAGCAACTATATCTTCTTTGCGATATAGCTTACCTGCTTCTATCATTTTCTTACAGAATGGGCGCATATTAGTATGCCTAAACTCACCTGCGTAAACGTAACGAGTAATAAAGTATTTGCCATCGATAATAGCATCTTGCTCACTCTTAGCAGATGGGCGAGCAGCACCTGTACGGACTGCAAACTCATGTTCAGCATCGACTTCATACGCATCTATTAGAATCATGTTTTCGGTTTCGTCTTCACCCAGTTCGATGAGCGCTTCACCTACATGCAGATCGCTTAGTTCTTCTTTATTTACACGCTCTACGATTCTCGCTGCCCAACCTTGACCAGCATCACCGCCCCACAACTGCCACGCTACACGACCTGCAGTTGGGAAACCTTCTTCGCCTTGATTCCATCCACTTGCTTGCTTATCTACTTCGTGGCGTGAAAAGTAACTGTGCATTCTCTTAACTGTGTCAAGTGATAGATTGCGCTTATTGCTAATATCCCTTGCACGTGCCACACCTACTTCAGTTCCACCACGCCCATATTCTTCACGCCATTTTAAACCTAACTCTGCTTCTGCAGCCATTTCATCAGTGGGCGCATAGCTGTCTTCAGCAGCATCTACTTTTTTTTTTTCAAAAGCCATCAATGTGGCTTCGACTATAGAATTAATTTGAGCAGCATCTAAAGAAGCAGGTGCAGCAACACTACCTATTGCACTCGCATTGGTTGTTACTGCTACCTGTTCTGTAATCAATGGTGTATTTGGTACAATTTCAAAGTTTACACCTGGCATTTGATTGCTCAATAATTCCTGTACGCTCTTATTGATTTTTGCCTGATATGGTTCTACTACTTGCTTATTGAATATCTCTAAACCTGTAGCCATTTCATCTTTGTTGCTACCAAATCCACCAGCAGTATCACGAATACCGAAAAGTAGTGGCGTAGTGACACGATGCGATGTAATTATCTTTTGCGTTGCAGTAGTATCCATTAATTGATACTGCTTATCCGCATCATTAACAGGGAATGGTGTGATTTCAGTCTTTGGCTGGTCACGTTCGTTGAAGAACATAACCACCTTACCAGCATTACGAGCACCACTCATTTTGTTTTCCCAATCCATCATCATCTGCTGCTTCTGTTCAGGTGTTGCCTGCCCATTGTAGAAGTTGATAATCGTAGAAGGGAAAAGACCGTTGGATATTTGGTTGATATGGAAGATAGAAATCTGCTTATCTAGTTCGATGTAGTTAATCGCACTCCAGTAATCCGGGCGTGGGTATACATCGCTGCCTGTGTATGTAAAGCACCAATACATTTGACGTGGTTCTTCCATACGTGTCAAATAATTGTACTTTGGTATGAATTCAGGCGTGTTCTTTTTCTTTCGAATGTTTGACCAGTCGTAGCTGTGATAGATACCTATCTCACTTTCATCTTCCTGATTGATTGCTATACGGCATTCTTCAAATGGTATGGCATTAAGCTTTGCTATCTGCGTGCGATCATTAGACCAAATGACTTCGATAAAGAAACCACCAAACAATTTTAAGTCATGCGCACATGCATAGGTTAGTTCATCAATTTTTAATGCGTCTAATTGCTCCTGATACTGCTCGCTTTTGATGCCCTTACCAGCGATCATATCACCAATGGCTACAACCAATGAACCATGCACAGGTGATTCATGCGATAAATCACGCAGATATTGTGGAAAATCGTTTTGATCTCCATAGTTCACCCACCCTTTTCTATCTACTTTTTCTGCATCGCTCTTAGCTACGTATTCACTAAGCTTTAATGAAACTATATTTGATTCGTTATGGCTCATAGATTATATCATTTGGTATTGTGATAGAAGGCACATCGAAGAACTGCGTGTTTGCTGTTAGTACAACATAGCCACGCTTTAACAAACCGACTACACTTCCGTTTGTTGGATCAACATTGACAGCGGAATTTTGACCGTATACATCGTATCTATATCTGCCAGCTAAGGTAAGTGATGCAGTTGTAACGGTTAATTGTGTAATACGCACATTCTCATTCACAATCGTTGCTACCTGTGCAAGCTTATCTCCAGTTGTGCTATTTTCTTCGTGTGTTAAAATCAACAGGTAGTGCGTGAATGGCGTGGCATAATACTGGCGTGTTTCATCTAGCTGTAAGTAGATGGTTTGTGCAGGTGTATCGGTTTGTAAATATATCATAGTCCTTTTAAATTAAAAGGGCAAGTCAAAGATAACCTGCCCTTTTTTTCAATACAACAAGAATACACAACGGAAAACAAATCTTAGTAAGCAGGGCTTACAGTTATTCCAGCGAAGTTATCAAAAGGAACAGAAGTGTAATTTTCAAGGTGAACAGCTGGTGAAAGTTCTTCAGCTATTAATGTCACTTGATATCCCATCAAATCTGCCTTCTGCTGTCCTGATTGCACAGTGCCTGCAGTAAGCTGCGCACCTTCGCCAATACCAACCATCAAAATTTGATCGTCATTGGTACGAACGAACACAACCATCTTAGCTTTGGCAACATTCAAGAATTCATTACGCATATCTTGTGCAAGCTTTCCGAATGTCCATCCAACTTCCTGTGAGAAAAACAATGTGCCTGTTTCCAAATTCTTCTGTACAGTTTCAACGTATGAACCTGAATTACGGAAAGGAACATAGCGATAAATAGTTGCAGTTGGCAATCCATCTATCTTACCAGTTGCTACATCGTAAGTGATGCCCGATTCAAAATCATCATAGTTAGCAATCAAAATCTCCTTTACACCACCGATACCTTCAAGGCATCCAAGTGTAAAACCTGTAGTTAAGTCACAAGCCATATTTTATATAGTTTTAAAAGGGGGCTGTTACACCCCCCTTTGGTTAATTATTATGCACCCCAGTAGGTGATGTCTTCTGCAACAGCAATCTGCGCACCGAGATAGAAACGTGCACCGTAGCGAACGTTCTGTGAGCCATCAAGATTCTGCATGTCCAAAATGAACACTTCGTTCATTTGGTTTTCTTGCCATGTTCCAAGCATCAAGTTTGATTTCTGTGCAAACACGATGTTGTTAGCAGGCATACCCGGACATACTGCGATTTCGTACATACCTACAAAACGCTTCTGTACTTCAGGACCAGCAGTTGCATACCAACCGTTGCCGTCAGCGATTTGTGCTTGCATGTAAGCTTCCCATGCAGCCTGTCCCAAGTAAAGGATTGGCTTTTCAGCAGCACCTTTAACAGCAGCTGGAGCAGTTGTAATTACATCCCAAATGGTAGCGATGATGTTAGTGCTATCAAGCGCACCTGAACCTGCAGATACAGCACCTGAACCACCTGCCTTAATCAAGGTAAGGAATCCATCGTACTGACCAGCTGTAGCGTTCACACCATTCCACATTACAGTTTCGTTGTTGTTAGCGATACCACTTACCAAACGCTCGATAATTGCATCTTGGATTTGAGTGCTTACACGACCTGACATTACATCAGCTGCAGACCAGTCTGTGAAGAAATCCTTCTTACAGATTTGACGCTGAACCTGGAATTCTTCCAAAGTCAAAATGCGCTCAGTCAAAGTGATTGTGCCAGTTGGCGTGAAATCACATGTGCCGTTAGCAAATGTTACAGTGTCATCAATTTTACGTGCTACTGATTTGTAAGGCACGTTTGGCTTCAAAGTAACGTAGTTCATAGACACGTTAGCAAGGAGAGCCTTCTTTACGATTTCACCAGCTAATTCACCTGCATAGGTGGTGGTGAGTGAAGTTGTTGTTGGCATACTTAATTTAAATTATGAGGTGAATTAATTTACTTGTTTAGCACGCAGATCAGCCATGAAGTCAGCGAATGATGAACCATTCGATGCTACAACAGGCTGTGCGTTTTTCTTAAATTCTTGTGATTTAACAGAAGGTACAGCAGGGGCTTTTTTAACCGAAGCAAGTTCAGTCTTCAATGCTTCTGCATCCTTCTTAGCAGTTTCTACTGCTGCAGCTAATTCAGTCTTTTCAACTTCAAGTGCAGCAATACGCTCCGACAACTGACCGATAACAGCTACTAAATCTTCGCTGCTCATTTCGGTAGATTGTTCTTCACGTTCGATTTCAGTAATGGTACCTTCTTCGCCTACGTAGACTTTGGTAACACCATCTTCAAGCAGGTATTCGCCTGCAGGCACTGGCACTGGATTGCCTTCAGCATCTTGAGTGTAGATGTCTACACCAACTACCCACTCATCAGCTGTTGAGTAGATTTTA